ATGGATAGGGTAGATGAGGTTCTTGGAATATCTAATAGTGCCCAAGTATCCACTAAGCCAGACATGCTGAAAGAGATAAAGGGCTCCGATAGGCTCATACAATCCCCTCTTGAATCAATCATAGCCGATACTTATAAGATTGAAGCATTGGTTGCCAAGAACGAGTTTGTAAAATCATTTGTAAAACTAAAGGATTATTTTGATGATGGGACCATTAAGAGGCTACGTAATTCAGAGAACGTAAGAAAGCGAACCGATATAGTCAACACTATTAGAGCTGCCAGAATATCTAGCAACACTATCAAAAGAGCCATGAGAGTGGACAAGGTACGTATTCGGGTCCTGAGGAGCGAGCTTGGGCAAATATACAGTGCGGCCCTGAGAGCTGAAAAAAGCCTTGATCGGATGTCTGTAACAAAGAAGACTTCCGAGAAACTTACTAAAATGAGGTTTAAGGGAGATGATTTGGTGGGCGGTAAAATTGTTACTGACAAAACGAGGGAGTTTTCTTATGGAGCTTTGAAGCAAATTGTCAAGGAAAGAGATAGTAAAAAGTTTCTATATAAGCTGATGTCTATGCCGGCTGAGGACCTGAGAGTTCTTCTTAAGAAGGCCGGAAGCCGTGGGGAGAAGATAAGAAAGATAATGGATGAAGTCGATGCCCTTCGAAATACTTTGGGGGACATAGAGCAAGTAAGGGGATCTCTGAGGCAGGAGGCTCGTTCACTCTCAGATGTTTCTTCTTTCGACAAAAACACAATCAGTGTTTGGCGAAACGGAGTAAAAGAGATCTACCAAGTTGAACCGGAGATAGAAGCAGTGGTTAAAGGATTAGATCAGGAGTCCCTGGATATTGTATCTAGGTTATCAGCAAATATAACAGGTGTATTCAGGCAGGGACAAACAGGCAGAAATATCGACTTCATGATCCCCAACATTGTTAAGGACCAATTTGATGCCGCAGTGAATGCCAAATATGGCTACGTACCGTTTGTGGATTATATACGAGGCTTGGGCCATTTAATAAACTATGAATTTCGTGGTGGGGACAAGTTAGTAGAAGACTGGTTAAGGGCTGGTGGAGACCAGGTTTACAGAAGGATCGCAAGTAAGTCAAATGTAGAGGAGGAGATAGCTGAGGGAATCGGCAGATCTGGGATTAAAGGAATGAAGGACAGTGTCATTAAGGTGCTGGACTTTATGGGTAAGTATTCAGAGACCCCGACAAGACTAGGTGTGGCTAATAAAGCATACAAGGCTACTGGTAATATAGCTGAAGCAGTACTGGAGTCCAGAGAGGCTACTGTAGACTTCGCAAGAATGGGAACTAAGATGAGGGTTGCTAATGCATACATACCATTTCTAAACCCCTCAGTGCAGGGCTTCGATAAGATGCTAAGAGTGGCTAAGAATAACCCCAAGAGATTTGCGTTTGTTCTAGCAGCATATGGTGGTTTGCCGGCTACCCTAACCTCTTTATACAACAACGCTTTCCACGGACAAGAGTATGCTAAAGTACCAGATTGGGAAAAGGAGAATAACTTTATTATAATGACCGGAGAAGAGATTAATGGCAAACCGGGCTACTTGAAGATACCCAAAGGCAACACTATTCCATACGTGGCGAACCCGGTAGATTACTTTATTACGCACCTATACAAGAACGATCAACAATCTTTTCAATCCCTGCTTTTCTCAATGCTTACCGGTGCCCTGCCAGTTATTGGAGACGGAGGTACTGCCAAGGAAGTGGCATCCAGAACACTCGGGAACATTATTCCTCAACCAATCAAACCTCCGGCGGAAGCGATGGCCAATTACGATTTCTTTAAGGGTGGGCCAATAGATTCCAAAGGAATGCAATTTAGACAACCGGAATATCGCTTCAAGGAAAATACTCCTGATGTTTATAAAAAGATAGGTAAAACGCTGGGCGTTTCTCCTCTTAGAGTTGAGAAGGTGTTTGAGGGATACTTAGCAAGTGGTGCTAAAACACCAGCCGACTTGCAAGAGATTCTTTCAGATATATCACAAGGCAAAGATGTTGATGTGAATATGGTGCCTGTCTTAAGAAGGTTTATTGGTAATTACGAGGATTTCAATAAAGCTAAGGTAAACAAACCCAAGGTTCCTATTATCGAATAAGATCGTCCCACTCCCCTATAAAGTATATAACCACCCACACCAGGCCGAACACAAAGGGCAGTGGCCACCATATGTAATATAAGATTACCGGCAGTAGTACGAATAGAGATACGTAGATAAACACCGAAGGTATTGGCCCCGTGAGTAGCATATTCTTTAAGACTGTTCTGTTTTTAATCCTTTCCATACACCCATTATACCACTTCACTTGAATACATTTACCCCCATGTTACAAAGCTTATAGTTCTTTGAAAATTTAAGGAGGTGATACGTAATGACACAGAACGAAACGTCAAGTCCACAAGTTGACTTAACCGGACAGCAGTCGCAGGAAAGCCAACCAGGATCAGTCGAACCGGAAAAAAGTTCAGTATTACCGGAAGATTCTAACAACTGGCAGCACGCACTTCAGAAGAAGCAGGAATTAATCCAAGCAAAAGAGCGAGAACTCGAAGAGATGAGGAAAAAGCTTAAAGACAAGGAAGATGCTGAAAAGCAGAAAAGGCTTGCAGATATGAGTGAAGCTGAAAGATATAAGACGATGGCAGAAGACGAGGCTAGACGAAGAGGAGAACTAGAACTCCGATTTGTCGTAGCTGAGACTTTAAATGGGAAAAACGTACCCCAAGCTTTAGTCGAGTTAATCAAGGAAACGCCTTGGGCGATTCCCCCAGTCAAGAAAGTACTAGGTGAAGACTTCACCTGGGACGAAGCAGTAGATGCTGTTAGAGAACACTTACCGGCCTATATTGAGTCTTTAGTTGTCAGCAGTACCGAACCAACCATAGAAGAACAACCAAGGAAGGTTGATTCTGAGAGGTCCATTGGTGATGCTGGTTTTACTACCGGACATATATATACTCAGGCAGAAGTGGCTGAGATTTCCAAAGACCCGAAAGAATGGGAAAAGCACCGGGAAGCTGTATTGAAACAAATGCAGAAGATGGGTGGTGTTTTACCACAGAACTAACCTTCAAATTATATAAATTTGAAAGGATAAATTAGATGGCAGTAGGAAATATAACTCCGACCACAGCAGCTAACTTCATTCCAGAAATCTGGAGTCCAGAAGTTAAAAGAGCAGTGGAATCAAACTTGGTCATGGCCAAGTTAGTCTTAAGAGACTACGAAGGTGAAATCCAATCGAAAGGCGATACTGTACATGTTGCAGATATCTCAAACCTCTCTATTGGCGATAAGGCAGCTAGTACAAATGTTAGCTATGAAACGATTACAGAAGATAAAACTACAATCACTATAGACAAACATAAGTATGGTGCCTTCAAGCTTGAGGATATTGCAGCAATTCAGTCAAACACTAACTTGCTACAAGAATACTCAAACAAACTAGGTTATGCATTAGCAAAGGGTGTAGACACAGATCTACTCTCTCTCTATGTAGCACTTAGCCAGTCTTGTGGTGCTGATAATACAGCTATTACGAATGACACATTCTTAGCAGCCATACAGTACCTAGATCTTGCAGATGCTCCTGAAACCGATAGGTCAGCAGTATTTCATGCAGGGCAAAAAGCTAATTTCTTGAATGTAGATGAGTTTGTTAGATACGATGCCACAGGTGTCGGAGGTCAGAACAGCCCTCTTATTAGAGGCCGTTTTGGTCAGTTATATGGTGTTGATGTTTACTTCACCACAAATATAACTACTACAGGTTCCCCTGCTGGAGATCACAACTTGGTCTTCCACAAAGAGGCTTTCGCTCTTGCTATGCAAAGAGACGTAAGAATGCAGAGCCAATACGACATTGATGCATTAGCAACCAAAGTCGTAGCAGACGTGCTCTACGGAGTAAAAGAATACAGAGATACATTTGGAGTTGTCGTTAAGACCTAATTCCTGATTCTCTTGGGGGGATGGAAACATCCCCTCATTCTATGAGCCGATAGGGTGTTCCTTTCCCTAACACCTTCTTTCTAACCTATCGGCTCATAGAATGAAGGTACACTTTTACACCACCACTAATACCAATAACGGATATGGTATGACTAGGGAATACTTTAAGAAGTTCCTCCCCAAATACGGCATAGAGTTAACTGATGAATCCCAAAGACTTGGGCTATGTCTACATATACCCCCAGCAATCCAACACATGAAATCCGATATAAAGGTCCTATACACAATGATAGAGGGAGATCAGGTGCCAGATTCATGGAAACAATACTTAGACATGGCAGATCACATCATAGTTCCTACTAGGTGGGTGCAGTCTGTATTTGCCAAAGCAGGGTATAAAACAACAGTAATCAACTTAGGATACGATTCCGAAATCTTTACTTATAAGGAAAGGAAACTGGGAGAAAAGTTCCGTTTTCTGCACTATGAAGCTTTTCAGAACAGAAAAGGCTGGCAAGACTTACTTGATGCGTGGTACGGACTACATGAATTAGAAGACGCAGAGCTTATTCTTAAAACCATCCTTCCCTATCAGAAAATACCCGAGGACGTACAGCAGTTCCAGAATGTGAAAGTAATTGCTGGAGAACTCCCACATAGATGCTTAAACGATATTCTTCATACAGTGGACTGCTTTGTTTTCCCATCTCGTGGTGAGGGATTTTCACTCCCCCCTTTAGAAGCTATGGCGACAGGGCTGCCAACGGTCATAACCAACGGACATTCACATACTGAATACTACGATGAGAGGTACATGTACGGAGTCCCGGCTGGCATTCAAATACCGGCTAGATACAGCAATTGGGAGGACCAAGGCAACTTCGTTAGATGCTCCCCGGCTTCACTTGAAAAGGTTCTTCTACATGTTTATATGAATCCTGATGAGGCATTTGAAAAAGGCAAGAATGCTTCTCGTATTGTTAAGCAGTTTAGTTACGACAACACTGCAAAAGCCTTATCAGAATACTTATGTCAATTAGTACAGTAAATGTAAGACCAACATCTATAAGTTCAACCACATACGCAAGTAAGTACGAGTACGGCAATAAGTACGGAGAATTTAAATACGGAGCAAAAACATACGGAGCAACAAGTTTAGAGTCGGCAGGGCAAGCTATGCCCAGAGTCGATACTAGGAAAGTTTAATGGCGTTTCCTACCTCACTCACTAATGCCCAAAACGGAGTTACTGACGCTGACGCTGCTCACATCAATGCTATTGAGGCGAAGATTGGAATTGATAGTTCCGCAGTTACCACCTCACACGACTATAAACTTAGCGAGGTTACAAGTTCTGACAAGGCGGTTGGAAAAACCGCAACGCAAACGCTCTCAAATAAAACTCTAACATCCCCTGTTTTAAATGGGGAGATGACTGGTACTGGAGTCTTAGACGAAGACACGATGTCCTCGGACTCAGCCACTAAACTTGCAACTCAGCAGTCTATAAAGGCTTATGTCGATGGAAAAACAAGCGATTGGACACTATCCGCTGACACTTGGACTTACGCATCGGCATCAACATTTACAATCGCGGGGGTTGATAGAACAACCACATATACTAAGGGTACAAGACTAACGTTCACAAACTCAACTGTTAAATATG